CAGCGGCAAGGTCTTCCAGATCAGCGAAGCATCGATCACGGTGGAAGACTTCGTTGTTCCGCGAGTATGGGCCTTGATTTGGGGATTGGACTTCGGACTTGACCATCCATTCGGAGCCACGTTGCTAGCCTGGGATCGCGACACGGATACGATCTATGTGACGAAGTGCGTTCGCATGCGCGGATCGATGCCGCTGCAACACGCGCAGGCAATGAAGCCTTGCGCCAATGGCAACGGGTGGAAAGTTCCGGCAGCTTGGCCGCAAGACGGCTGGCAGCGCAAAGAGTTCGACGGAGACTTGAAGCCGCTTGCGCTGATTTACAAACGACACGGCCTTCATATGCTGCCGGATCATGCGAAGTTTATCGACGGTTCGAACTCGACGGAAGCCGGCATCATGGAGATGCAAGAGCGGATGCTTTCAAACCGCTTCAAGGTATTCGCGTCATGCACGGAATGGTTCGACGAATACCGCCGCTATCACCGCAAAGATGGTCAGCTTGTGAAGTTGAACGACGACTTGCTATCCGCTACGCGCGTCGGCGTGGTGGACAGGCGCCACGCTAAGGCTGTGAATTTCTACCAGAATAACCCGGATGGCAGCACAAAAGTTGCGATGGCGAAGGACGTTGACATTGATCCTTTTGGGAATTAAAGTTGCGGCGACCTTGGTGCAACCCGGGACGTAGCGGGGGCACAGGCCCCATGAGCGGGTATGCTCGGTGGAACCACCAAGGTCCGCTATTCAATGAGGCAATCCGTGGTCCAAGCTCTACCTCCGGTCAATGACTTCGTTTCGGCGGCTGCACAAGATTTGCTGCGCTCAAGTCCAACCAATAGCACAGCAGAAGACGAAGCGGCGGCCGAACAGAAAAAGAAAAAGGCCGCACAGCAGACGGGCGACAATGCCGTGATCCAGGGCTTGCCTTCAACGTTCAACGGCGCCTATTCGTCTCTCTTCAGCAAGTCAGGGAACCAATTCTAATGGCTGCGTTTGGCGACGACATCGTGGGTTGCTCTCTGCGCGAGTTTGCAGAGATGCAAGCATGGCGAAATGTGTTTGCGCAGCATTGGGAAGAGGTAGCAGAGCTTGTCCTTCCGACGAGCCGCAACACGTTTTACTATGGTACCTTCAACTGGCCCGGCCAGAAGAAAACCGATCGGCAAGTCGATGCAACTGCCGCAATGGCATTGGAGCGTTTCGGCGCAATTCTCGACAGTCTGTTGACGCCCCGCAACATGATGTGGCACCAATTGGCGGCGTCGGATACCTCGTTGATGAAGAGCCGCCGCGTGAAGCTGTGGTTCGAAGAAGTGACGCGGCTTCTGTTCAAGTATCGCTATTCCCCGATCGCGAACTTCAGCGCGCAGAACCAAGGACAGTATCAATCGCTCGGTGCCTTCGGCACGGGCAACATGTATATCGATCGTTTCCAAGGGCCGGACCCCAGTCAGAAGGGTATCCGCTACAAGGCTCTCCCATTGGGAGAAATGTTCTTGGGCGAGAACCATCAAGGTTTGATCGACCGCTTCGTTCGCTGGTATCGCCTTACCGGGTATCAGGCCGTACAGAAGTTCGGCGAGGAGAGGTTGCCACCGAAGATACTTGAAGCGGCAGAGAAGCACACGATGATGCCGTTCGACTTCATCCACCGTGTGTGCCCACGCGGCGACTACGACCCGGAGCGCTACGACGCCAAGGGCAAACTCTTTGCGAGCTACAACATTTGTCTTGACACATCCGAGCTTATCAGCGAGGGCGGCTACAACTCGTTCCCGATTGCGTCGTCGCGTTACACACAGACGCCGGGAGAGGTGTACGGTCGCAGCCCCGCAATGATGGTATTGCCTGCAACGAAGACATTGAATGCAGAGAAGCGCGACTACCTCACACAGGGGCACCGCGCGGCGTCGCCGGTATTGCTTACGACCGACGACGGAGTTGTGGATTTCTCAATGCGTCCCGGCGCACTCAACAAGGGCGGATGGTCCGAAGATGGGCGCCCACTAGTCGGCGCATTGCAGACTGGAGACATCGGCGTTACCAAAGAGATGATGGACGAAGAGCGTTCGTTGATCAATGACGCTTTCCTCGTCACCCTCTTCCAAATATTGACCGAGACGCCGCAGATGTCGGCAACTGAAGTTATCGAGCGTACGAACGAAAAGGGCATCCTGCTTGCGCCAACGGTTGGCCGCCAACAGAGCGAATACCTTGGGCCAATGATTGACCGCGAGATCGATTTGCTTTCGGACATGCATTTGCTTCCGCCGATGCCGCCAGAGCTTATCGAAGCTAAAGGCGATTACACGGTGCAGTACACGTCTCCAATCTCGCGTGCCATGCGCGCGCAGGAGGCTGCCGGCTTCTCACGCACTCTTGAGATCGGCATGACAGTGGTCAACGCGACTGGCGATCCGTCTGTTCTTGATCCATTGAACTTCGACGTCGCCATTCCAGCCATCGCAGAAATTCAGGCGGTACCGGAAAGCTGGATGTGCAGCGCCGAACAGATTGCGGCGAAGCGCAAGAACCGTTCGGATGCCGCCGCAAAGCAGCAGCAGATACAAGGCGCACCGGCGGCGGCAGCGCTGATCAAAGCTCAAGCAGTCGCGGGAAAGACCGGAGTACAACAATAGTGAGGGCACCATGACAAATCCAATTGATGCGGTTCTTCAATTTCTGAAAGATCGCAAAAGCAGCTATCAACAGACATTCTCTTTGAACCAGCCTGCCCATGTTGTCGTGCTGGAAGACCTTGCGCGCTTCTGCCGAGCGGAAGAGACGTGTGTGGTTCCGGGCGACCGCGACAAGTCGCTCGTGCTGGAAGGCCGGCGCGAGGTTTGGCTTCGAATACAACAGCACCTTCAATTCCCACCGGAGGTTCTGTTTTCTCTCTACAACGGCGGGAAAACACCGAACAAAGGATAATTTCCAATGGCTGACGAAACCCCCGCCGGTACAGGCGGCACGGGCGACACAGCGGCAGCAGCCGCAGCCGCCACAGCAGCGGCAGCGACCGCAGCAGCAAACAAACCGTGGTACGATGGTGCCGACACCGAACTTGTCGGGTATATCCAGAACCGCGGTCTCGACAAGATGGAACCGAAAGCCGCAGCATTGGCTGAAGCCAAAGCACACCGCGAAGCCGAGCGTTTGCTTGGCGTTCCGGCCGATCAGCTTCTACGTTTCCCGAAGGATGCCAACGACAAGGAAGGATGGGCGAAAATCCATGCTCGACTTGGCGTTCCGACCGACGCCAAAGAATACGACTTTACGGCAGTGAAAACGGCCGCCGGGCAGCCCATTGGAGAAACAATTGCCAACACTCTTCGGGCTGCTGCCGGCGAAGCGGCACTGACGAAAGACCAAGCGGCTGCGGTGGCAAAGAGCGTCGTCAAGTTGTTCGACGAAACCGAGGCCACGAAAGCGGCAGAATACGCGATCAAGCTCGACGCGGAAAAGGCATCCCTCAAAACCAATTGGGGGCAGAATGCGACTGCAAATTTGATCGTGGCACAGAACGCGGCAACGAAGCTGGGCGTGACGCCGGCAGAGCTTTCGGCGCTCGAAAGCGTCGTCGGCTATTCCAGGGTTATGGAAATGTTCCGTACTGTCGGATCAAAGATCGGCGAAGACGTTTTCGTCAACGGTGGCCCGGGCGGTGGCAATCAGCCTGTGTCAAAAGAGGCAGCGCAGCAGCGCCTCGACGAACTTGGCCGCGACCAGGATTGGCAGGCCAAATTCAACAAGGGCGACGTGAAGGCACTGCAAGAGTTCAATAATTTGACACGCATGGTGGCAGGCGTGTAATTCGTCCCCGCTTTGTCAGCGGGAAGCGACGAATGTATGGGATCGGGAAGCAATTTCCGGTCCCATTTCTTTTGTAGGTTTGTGCTTGACAGCAAGAATATTGCGCAATAATGTTGCGTAACGAACGTCCACTCGGTACCGCCGTTTATTGGCGCCGGCAGTTGGGCATGCCTCCTTACGGGTACGGCAAGCAGAAAGTGTCGTAAACAATCAGGAGATGATCATGGCTGACGACGGCTTGACACAACTTTTTCAGACGCAGTTCTCCACTTTGCTTCGCATGAATTTGCAGCAAAAGGCTTCGAAGCTGCGCGGCAAGATCGAAGAGGGAACGCATACCGGTTCGAAGCAGGCTTCGCCCATTCAGTTCGTCGATGCAATGCAGACCCGTTCGCCGGAAGGTCGGTTCGCGCCTAAGAAACAGGCGCCTCAGGGCTATACGCGGCGTTGGGTTTCTCCCATCGACAAGGTCGGCGATCAGTATGTCGATAGCCTCGACCAGTTGAAGACACCGATCGATCCGAAGTCTCAGCTTGTTGCGCGTGCTTCTGCGGCCTGTGCTCGCGATTGGGACGACGAGATCATCCGTGCCGCGACTGCTGCGAGCGTTATCGGCCAGGACGCCGGGTCGCTTACGACTGAAGCATTCGACACGTCGGCTTTCCAAATCGCCGTGAATTTCAAGGCGTCGGCCTCTGTCGGCTTGACCGTTGCTAAGCTGAATGAAGCGCGGCGCATCCTTGAACATTATCACAACGACCTGGACAGCGACATGGCGACTTTGGTCATCGGTTCGACGGCCCATGCCGACTTGCGCAATCAGGCGCAGGTTACGAGCGCCGACTTCGCCAAGAACGGTGGTATCCTCGTTGACGGCAAAGTCACGCGCTTTATGGGCTTCGACATCGTGGTCAGCGAACGCCTTCCGATCGTTACGAGCAACGTTCGTGGCGCCCTCGTCTTCGTGAAAACCGGCCTCTACCTCGGTATGTGGCAGGACTTGAAGACGGAAGTCTTCCGCCGTCCGGATTTGGAAGCCAACCCGTGGGATATTTCCACGGTCCATAGCTTCGGCGCCACGCGCACCGAGCTTGGCAAGGTGATCCAAATCCTGTGTGCCGACACCATCGGTGCCGACATCACCCCGTAATGGAACGTGAGAGCCG